GATAGTTCCTTGACAATTGAATACGTGAAAATCTCAAAAGGAAAAGAGAAACGTATATATACATATTGCTATGTATAGTACTGAAAAAGAAAAGAGATTAATCCACAACGTACCAATCTATATATAGATGTACATATTAGAATTAATCTCTTTATATTAGTGCTATATGTTTCCCTACAAATAGCAACATGATTATATCATATGTTTTTCTTAAGGTAAAACATTATGGATAATTTAGTAAAGTATTATGACCACAACGAATTTTCATTTATTTCTATGGAGAAATTAGAAGAATTAGAAGATGAATATTATATTGAATATTCTACTTTAGAAGATTGCTATATCAATAAAGATACCAGCGATTATGGTTATTGTGATAATGATCTTTTAACTAATGATACTATAGAGAATAATGGTTATATTTATTGTGAAGATACAGAAGATTATCAACCTAACGATTATACTGTTTATTTAACAGATACAGAAACATATGTATCAAGGTATTATGACTTTCAAAAATGTGATGAATGCGGCGATTATTTCAGCAGCGATTATGATATGCATTGTAGAAATGGCAATTATTATTGTGATACCTGTTGGGAAGATATGGAACCTGTTATTTATGACTATCATAAATATGAAGATGGTTATTACCCACGTTCACTAGCACGTGAAAGTCCTTTATTTATGGGGTTTGAATTAGAAGTTGACAACGTACGCGGCGATTGTGAAAGTTTAGCTGCAAGCGTATTAGATGGTGACAGTACAGATGTATTACATTGTGAATATGATTGTACAGTTGCTTTCGAATTTATCTCCCAGCCCTGCACATTGGAATATCACAAGAACCAACATTATAACGACTGGTTCTTTAGTGAATTAGATGGCAAGTGTGAAAGTCATGACGCTGGCACTTGTGGTTTACACGTGCACGTTAACAAGTCGTTTTTTGATGATCGCGGTTATAACAGATTGAAAACAATTCTTTTCTTCTTTAAAGATGAATTATTTCAATTTTCACGCCGCCAGTGTTGGGATTATGATTATAGCGACTTTGGGGAAAAGATTGGCAAAAATAACGTAACAATGCATAAAGCAAAAAACATCAAAGAATATGGTCACTCTACATGGTTCAATGAAAACAATAGTTCTACTTATGAATTTAGATTTTTCCGTGGTACTTTAAGATATGAAACATTTATGGCCAGTCTTGAACTAGTTCACAATATCTGTATTGCTGCAATGAGTAATACAGATGTTATCACATGGGATTTATTGCTAGATGGTGATTATTGTAGAGAATACAGTAACTCACGTGACATTTATTGTGATAGCGAGTTAAATTTAGGTGAGTTAGAAAAGAAAGAAAACGAACTAATGCAAGTGATCAAAAAAGGTTTACAAGAAAATGTTTTTATCAATTTAAATCATGTTTGTGTTGGTGAGATTGTAGGAGATACAATCGTTTTCTATTGTCTCTATAACAATAACGGAGAACTACACAAACGCCGTCAGAACTATATTAATTTATCGGAGTTTGATACATTCGAAACACACGGCTATTACCACTTATGTAATAGAAAAGAACTTTCTAACTTGTTAGGAGGTGAATTCTAATGTGTATTATTGCAATCAAGCCTGCTCATCATAAAATGATAGATGAAACTACTTTGGAAACAATGTTTGATACCAACCCCGACGGCGCGGGTTATATGTACGCTTACAACAATAGAGTACATATCAAAAAAGGTTTCATGACCTTAAAAGAATTGTTAAATAGTCTTGATAATCTAAAAAAGAAAATCAATATTGAAGAAATTCCATTAATTTTACATTTTCGTATTTCAACTAGTGGGAAAACAGATGGCGCCACTTGCCATCCTTTTCCTGTCACTAGTGACCTAAACGCTTTACGAAAAACACACGTTATAACCAACTTAGGAATGGCACACAATGGAATTATTAGTGACTTTGAGGAAAAGAAAAGCATCTATAGCGATACACAATTATTTGTGAATAAATGTGTATCATATCTCTATGATATGAACCCTAAATTCTTACATGATGATAGAACAGAAAAGCTGCTAGAACCTATTATAAATGGTTCACGCCTGGCGTTCTTAGACAGTCACGGCAATATATACCGCTATGGTGATTGGATCGAAAACGATGGTATCTATTATAGTAATGAGGGCTATATCCCATGGCAATCACGATATTATCATTATAACGATGCTTATTATAGTAAGTATTATTATGGTGATGATTATTATTACTATGGTGATGAGGACCAGGAACTAAAAATTTTAGAGAAATTAGAAGCCTACGAAGAAATCACAAATAGTGAAGATATCTGTTATATTCGTACGATGTATGATATAGTAGAAGAAAGCGGCAACACTGAAATTTATGACGTAATGGGAATGTTTGTCAAGGTGGACCCAGTCACAAGCCGTGCTATTCGTATAGAGGGGGTTGACTAATTGCTTAGATTATTGATTTATTTGTGTTTCTTTCCGTTGTGGTTGATATGGTGGTTTATTAAAGCAGTTTTCTTCTTTATGTCATGGTTGGAAATCTGCTTACTTAGTTTCAATGGTAAGAGAATTATAAAAAGAAGATGGTAACATCTTCTTTTTTGTCGTTCATAAACATTTTAACGTTCATAAACATTTTAACGTTCATAAACATTTTAACGTTCATAAACATTTAATAAGCGTTCATAAACATTTTTTATGATCATAGGTAAATAAGCATTTTAAGCGTTCTAGAAGACTTTTATATAATGGTGATATAAATATACCATAACCATACAAACAACGCTTAAAATTGAAATATAGGTGTTTATATAATGCAGCTCATATATACCAATTGTAAAGATATTCTACAGGGCTTTAAATAGCCCTTTTAAGTGCGTTTAATCATATCGTGATATAATTATCATCTTTCATATAAATGCGCCTTAAAATTGAAATATAGCCAATTTAAGGCTATAACTGCATGTAATCTATACCATGAGCGCATGCAATCTATACCAATATAAGCATAGAACCACAAAAAATCTATACTCAAGAAAACAGGAAAAATACGGCAAAATTTCAGATGTCATAATGCGCCGTCAGAAATTTCACACGTGTGGTGGCAGAATTTTCACGTGCATATGTAAAAAGGTGAGCAAAAAACGCTCACCTTTTTTATTTCTCTTCAAAATCTGCATCTATAACAACGGCAGAAATTTCCTTTTCAATCTGTTCAATTGATTTGCTTTCAGAAACCATATGATGAACATTCACATCCTGGTTATCTCTATAGCCGAAATTGGATTTCAACAGAAATACAGAAGCATTTCTATCCATAGTTCCTTGAAGTGCTCCCTGTTCGAGATTATCAGCCATCAGATTAAGCATCTGTGAGAGAAAAATCGTTGTTTCGTGATTAGGTCTCTCAGCAATCCATCTGTTAACAGTGTCTGGCGAAACTCCAAGGCAGACACATAGACCTCTCAAGGTCGGAACTCTGTTGTTTTCATCGCAGTAAGTGAGATATTCATAACTTCTGTTCTTGATTGTATCAAAATCGTTGATTGTTGCTCTTTTTAACTTGAGCATCTCTCTTGCACGTGCGACAGGCAGCTTGCTTTCGCCCATCTCGTTGTAGTCGAACTTCTTCTTCGCCATTTTTTTACCTCCAAAAAATCGAATTTCTAAAAAAGTATTGACAAAATAATTGACCGATGGTCAGATTCAACCCCCTACCCTCATGTGTCACATTCACACATCCCCCCCCGGCAAAAAAATCGCACACACACAAGGGGGATGGGTGGTCTGTATATGAGTAATATGGTGTTTTGGTGTTTTTTTTGCTCCTCTCTATTCCTTCTATATATATTTACTTTCATATATTCTATATACTATTTACTTATATATAAAATACCAAAACACCACATATATATAAAAAAGTAAGTAAATATCAATGTTTTTTCAAGTGGTGTTTTCTGACTTGCATATGGTGTTTATGGTATTACGGTGTCGTTTTATGGACTTTTTATTAAATAGTAAGAGACATGTAAAAATATACAATGTGGTGTTTGTGGTGTTTCAAAACACCATAAGTTGTGTACCCCTCTACTTTTTTACCAAAAACCACTGTTTTCGTATGGACTTTAATTCGCAGTGTGGTGTTTCTGTTCCATCGAAATAGGTAATTGCTCCCTTTAGGTTCTTGTAGAAGGTGTTTCTCCCCGACACTCTATATCTGCATTCTTCACACCAATCCGTATATATCTCATACACTCTGTTTGCTCTCATTGATGTAAGAGTCATGCCGTTATCAACCCAGTCGAACTCGTTGAGGAACTCGATAACATGGTTGCTCTCGATAGCGAACTCGTATTCCAAATCCTTGTCCTCATCTATCTCGCTGAACTTATAGCCATTCTCAATCAGTCTGACATAACCGCCAATGCTCCACCACAATACTGCAGGCAGCACATCTTCGCTTGTGAGGAGTGTGTCGATTCCTGGTATCGCTCTGAATACGTGGATGTCATCCACTCGTGACTCGTCTGTAGTGAATGTGTTGTTGAACTTATGCTTAGTGCCCTCAAATCTTCTTAGCCATCCGCCGTTTGACTTGTTCGCTCTTGGCAGTTCGTTGCAGTCAATGAATATCTTGCATCTAGGCTTGAATTCAATGCGTGGCTTGCCCTTCACATCTGTGGATATGACATCGTTTGATGTGATCGCCTTGAATATAGGTTCTGCCTCCTTGATGTCGCTTGTCGCTTCATGGCAGAAGTTGACATACTTGCCTAATAGCTGTAATGTGTCAAAGCGCCCGCCAAGACGGCTCAGTTCCAATGTGCTGCATAATTTCCCATCACCTAAAAGAGCGCTCAATACCTTTGTCAGTACGCTCTTTCCGTTGCTTCCATTTCCGTAGAAGAGATACGCCTTGTCCTGTATGCTGTGCTCCATGAACACCGATCCGAAGTATTCTGCGAATCGCTTGATAAGTTTCTCGTCACTGCTTGTGGTGCTGCTTAGGAAATCCTCCCAGTCCTGGCTGTATGCATTCTCTCTGTACTCGTAGTTGAGCACATAGTCATTGAAGTCATCGGGATTGCGCTTTCTAGTGAATCTGTAATAGCCGTCAAAAGGATTCTCCGTGAAATACAGCGTACCATTCTTGAGGTTCAGACAGTTCACCTGGTTAGGCAGCGTATCATCATATACGATAGTTCTAACCTTGTTCAGTATCGCTGATTCAAGATTGAATGATACATCGAACATCTCCATGATTCCCTGTCTGATGAGTGCATCATCGCATCTGCTCCAGTACGTGCCGTTGAAGCGATAGAAACCGAGTGATGGATTACATCTTAATTTATAGTCATAGTTTGCAATAAACTCATGGGCGTATTCATCGTTTGTCTTGCCTCTTGTCAGTTCCCTTCGTATTTCCTTCATTTCCTCGCCGTCAGCACCTAAAACTTCCTTGGCATACTGCAATATGGCTTTCTTCTTAACTCTGCTCATATAAGGACTGTGTGCCTTGTAGACATATTCCATAAGTTCATCCATATCAGACATGGTTGTCTTCAGATACCATAGCGTACCGTCCACCACATGATTATTCAACAATGTGCTAGGTGAGAGGCCGGCGCAGTAGCAGTCGCTCACATCCTTGCCGTACTCTCTAGGGATGTTGACTATATCGAACGGAATATTGTGTTCGAACAGCTGCTTTGCAGTTGCTGTTGTGAACTGCACGCCTCTCCCATCGTTATCGTAGCAGATAGCAACACGCTTGAATTTCTTGGCAATCTTGCATAGATACTCCGTCTGCTTATTTGAAAGTCTTGTGGCGCTCGAGAGAACTCTGTAGCCTTCCTGGTAGAATGTCAAGAAGTCGAATACTCCTTCTGCAATGACGATTGTATCATTGTTGGTATAAGTCTCACTTCTGTTAAGTGTATCAAGGCCGTACAGTGTATTCTCCTTGAACGCTTCCTCCAGGTATGGTTTCTTATACTTCACCACATCATATTCGCTTCTGTTTCTAGCGCAGTAGTAGACGCAGTTGTTGTTCTTGAATATAGGAATGATGATACGTGGTACATCCACCATCTCACCGTTAGGTGCTTTCTCCTTGAACACATGACTTCCTATATAAAGGTTATTAATGGTGCTGTCCTTGATCTTTCTTTGGTGCAGATACTCTATATCCTCTTCCGTTAGTTCATTATGCCACTGCAGTATCGCATTATTCCATTCTCTGTAGTTCTGCTTGTATTCTGTATCATTGAATGCAAGATTGAAACGATGGCACATATCCTTGAACGCCATAGACTTATCGCCATCATACTTTGCATATGCAAGCATGTCTGTAACATCTCCTCCGACACCGTCACTGAACGAGAACCAGGAGTCCTCGCTTACCATGACACTGTTGGGATTATGTCCTTCATGAATAAAAGAGGGGCAACGATATGTGCCCCCGTTCTTGTGCAGTTCGATGCCTAGTTCTGCAGCGAGTTCAATGCAGTTTATATTCTGTTTTATTTCGTCATACAACCTCATAGTAATCAATGTCCTTTCCTATAAATTCCTTGTATTTCTCCACATCCAGCACATCACTCAACTGTATCTCACCCCTGTCGAGCTGCTCTCCAAGCCTTTTGAGTTGTGCCACCTCTCCATTCTTTGCATAGAGCATATTGTTTGGATAGCATTTCTTTCTGAACAGGAAATACATGGCCCGTCTGTACTGCTTGAAGTCGCAGTCACTGGCAACCCATACATGATAGTTCATCTTTGCGAAGATATACCAGTACCTTCTGAATGCCTTCTTGTTAAGATAGAAATCAAGCGTATGTCTTGTTACAGCAGGCTCGTTCTTGAAGAAGAATTCATTTATCTCGAAAATCGTACCCTCGAAAACGACTTCATTTGTTGTCTTGTCTACCACTATTCTATCCCTTGCGAATGTCTGCGTGATGGGCAGTCGCAGTTCGTTTCTGATGTAGTTTGGATATGAACCGTACTTCTTTCTGAAGTACAGTTCCTTGACACCTAAAGCCTTGAGTTCCTCAACGTATGGCGGCCTATGCTTCTGATTGTAGAAATCAAGTATGATCTTTCTATATAGTTCACCTCTGTAGTCGCTCATGAGTAATCACCACCTTTCATATCATCTGATGAATTTCTTCTGTAGGTCTCTTATCACTTCTCGACCCATTATGCTGCTTCTATCGACTTTCTTATACTTTGTATTGACTGTATGTATCAGAAGAGTATATCTGTTGCTTCCCATGGCTGAATCGATATTGTTGTAATACTTGTTGGAGACCATCACCACATCATCTATGTCGATTGTTCTTCCTTCGAAATCGAATGTACCGTGTTCCTCTTTCGGTTTGAACTCTTCGAGATATCTGAGCATGTCACGTGCTAAATGTTCGTCATAGAACTTAGTTGAATGAATCTGCCTTCCGTTATGAAAGAACTTAATAAGCCATGCCCCTCCTCTCATATTATAGTCTGCCGATTCCATGAACCACGTAACATTGTCCAGGTTTATCAGATAAAAACGATTCTTCAGCGCATAGAACTGTGCTGAATTGATTGGATTTCTGAATGTGCACCACACTTCTGCTAGTCTTGCCATTTAAGATTCCCCCTTTCCACATTACCACATAGCATACAGCACAAGCAGCAGTGTGATAGTTATCACCCCTGCAAGAAGAAAGTAATCTCTGTTCAAGCGTTCCAGTTCTTCTTGCAGCTTGGCGTTCTGTGTCAGCAGACCATCGATAATTTTCTGCATAGTATTAATAACTTTTATTAGTTCTTCATTGTCCATCATTTACATCTCCATTGACTATATCTTTATCCAGTGCAGTACAGATATAGCGATAACTGCGCCTTATCATTTCGAAATTTATCATATCGTTTATTAACGATTTATATAAATCCGGCACTTCATCTTCTAGCCTGTGCATCTCTTCTGTTTCTTCTGTCATATATCCATATAGCAGTTCAAATAATGTCTTCTTTTCTTTCACTGATAGTGGATTTATTTGATTCATCTTGTAGATTAAAGACATATCTGCTCCATCATTTACTAGACTATCAATGATGCTTGTTGCTTCTTCATACATAGGATGCTTAGGCATAAGATAATTTACTGTTATATAATACTTATCAGCGTTTGATGATAAATCGATGTCACTTTCTTTGTACGCTTTTTCTATTAGATATCTGTACAGAAGGAGTGCTGTACTGCTCTTTTCTTCTTTTGATAGTATTCTGAATATCATTTGGTTTCTCCTTTCTCAATAAATTCTATAATCGTATCAAACTCTGCTTTATTTGGCTTAACTCTAGAATGAGGAAAGACATTAAGGTTAACCTGCCTATATTCCGGTCTCATCAGATCATCAAGAATAAGATTGCATAGATACTCTAGTCTCATTCTCTCATCGTTGTAGTAATCCACTTCACACATAGATAAGTACTTAAGCCAGAGGTCCTTGTACCATACCAGTTTGATATCTGCTGGTGTTAGTTCGCTTTTCTTCTGCATCATTCTATTTTCTCCTGTTCTATAGGATATAGAGTAAGTACAGCATACTGTTCCTGTGCATACGCTCTATATCCTATTATTCTGTATCTGCTTCTTAGTTCATCGATTACATCACTTAGCTGTCTCATTGAATAGTAATCGACTTTCTTGTAAATATACTTATTCATTATTGACTGATATAATCATTTATGAACATATTACCCATGATTGCTTCTAGCACATTAACAACGATAGAGTTTTCAGCCTGCTTATAAAGCTGTGTATCTGAATTGACTGCTCGGGCCTTGTTGAAGTCTTCATCATCAAACCCCATCAATCTCCAACACTCTCTAGGTGTCAATTTTCTAATTCTGATGTTTTCCATGTTACTGTCCTCCGTAATCACTGCCTGTTGTGGACTAGTGCTGAGGGTGTTTGCCTTACCCTCACACACTCTTCCTCTTCTTGTATTGCTGTTTGGATAGGCAATATTAATGCTGTCTCCAATGGTTGCTTCGGTGAATCCCTTTTTGGTTGCTTCTGCAATTCTGACAATAGGTCTATTATCCATTATCTTCACCTCATGTCCTCCCGACGCTCTCGTTGTAATGGTAGGACACATTCCATCCATTCCATAGATGCGACGAGATTGTTCATACTTAATGTTTGTGTATTCTGCTACAAGATTACATCGTTTCATTCCTTACGCTCCTCTATTACACATATCATAGTTTTCAGACCTTCTGGTCTTGTTGTGAGAGTTGGACATATTCCATTTGTTATCTTTCGATAATGAAACGGAACGATTAAGTCACCAGGCTTGGCATCAGTTCTTTTTACGGTCTCTACTGCCTGGTCATATATTCTCATCCACGTATCACTCCTTTATCATCATAGGGCTTTTATAATCACATGCAGTAAGTGTTCTAGCTGCACCATTAGGGTCATAGACAGTGTTACTCTGATGCTGGATGCCTTTCTCTGTTTTCTTTATATACCCTACTTGCCTCACAATGCCGTCTGTAGGCTTTTCAATTAGTTTAGATGACATTTCATCAGAGAGATAATATCGTTCATCAACATTGTCTTCCAATATGCTACTAACACCTTTTTCTGTAATATGGTTAGCGGTGTCTCTTGTTGGAATAGTTGTTACTGTGGCTGCAATCTTTGCTTCTTCTCTCTCTACAGGAGAGAATTTGAATCCGTAGCCTTTTTCCTCATTAATCTGATTCTTCGTGAATCTGCGTTTGACGCATTCGCTTGAAAGGAAATACTTTTCATCGATATCCTCAACAGGCTCTAATTTATCCATGAGAACTGTATCTGATTCGACAGGAGAAGGGAATGTATAGCCTGTATCGATATCCTTTCGAATACTGATGCAGAAGACTCTTTCTCTGTTCTGTGGGATGCCATAATCCACTGCATTGAGTACTTTCTAATAGTTGTTGTAACCCAGTTCATCAAGCCAATTGAGCCATGAATCGAAGTCTGCTCTGAACTTCTTTCCTACTAGATTTTTGACATTCTCCATAATTAGATATTTAGGGAGTGCATCATCTGACTGGGCTTGAGCAAGAAGTCTCTGAACTTCATATAATAATCCACTTCTTGTCTCGCCTTTTACGATTCCCTTCAACTGTCCAGCCAGGCTGATATCCTGACATGGAAAGCCATATGTCCATAAGTCTGCATAATCAAGTCTTTCTACTTTTGAGATGTCACCGTAGTTTCTAGTCTCTCCATAGATTGCGTTATATGACCTGATCGCATATTTATCAATCTCGCTGATGCCCACTACTTCGTGTGGGATGCCAAGACGAATCAGAGCCTTTCTGAACGCTCCGATTCCGGCGAATAATTCATTAACTGTTAGCATTAAATTCCTCCTTATTTTCCAACGACTTTTGATAATAAGTCTTCATACAATTTCTTGAACATGTCTCTTTCTGCAGTAAGTTGGATTTCCTTCTGCATTGAGGCTAATCCCATATCATTATTAGGTTCTACATCATTAACAGATACCACCTTTTTCATATCGCTATCTAGAGTGCCCATACCTAGAGAACGTCTTAATCCACGTTCAATTCCTTCCATTTCTTCATCACTTACAGTTCTCACATAAGTACCGATTCGATCTTTTTCAACAGTGTGGATAGTTTCGCAGAGAGCAGTAGAAGGTGTTTTGCAGAACACATCTACATGAGTAGGCATGTCTCTCTTGATTTTTGTTGTAAGATAGACAACCTCAACATATTCACTGCCTCTGTTCAAATGATTGTCTGATACGATTACACCAGGTCTACCTGTTGTGTCGTAAGAATAAGAATCATTAAAATTCTTTGAATATGTGATATAGAAGATATCTCCTCTCTTAACTTCTCTTGTGTTTAAACTATAGTTCATAATAATTCTCCTTTATTTATTCTTTCCAAAAAAATCCAATAGCAATAAGTATGATTGTGCATGTCATAAGCAGAATGCCTATGATATCCATGACTGCATCATTCATCTTACTTGCCTCCCCCTTGTAATCTTCTTAAGTTCTTCAAATATTTTCGTGATATTCTTTTCACTTGCCCAGGCTTTCTTCACTCCCATGTTTTCATAGAATTCCATAACACCAGAAGCATATGATTGGTTTTGCTTAATACATCTATCGTATTCAGCACGTTTACTACGTGCATCAGCGTATCTTCCCCATTCACTGACATCGTTCATAGCATCATTAATAGCCATCCATAAAGCCTCTCTCATACCTTGGTTGTACCTAAATGAAGCGCTATCCCAGTTTTCTAAAATCTTATGCTCTTCTTCCAATTCATCGCAGTACTTTTCTAAAGCCTCTGCATATCGAACACTGTTAACGTGTCCATCCCCAAAACGATCCCACTCAATAAACTCTTCTTGCTTAGGTCTTTTATTCATCTTCATTCATCTCCTCTGCAATCAGTTCCATTACTCGGTCATGTAATCGTTGAACTTCATCAAGTATCTTGTTATTTGTTCTTTCTGACGATTTTTGGTTGATAAGCAAGGAGATGTTTTCCTCTTGAACTTCCTTACACTCCTTACTTAATTCCTCATAATGTGCTTTTAAAGTTTTATAATCCTTTAGCAGTCTGTTGTAATCTTTGGCGTGCCTTAATCTCTGCTTCTCGTTTTTATCGACCTGTTCATAATATATCTCTCTTAACTGTTCATTCACTTTTGACAGATTTTGATAAAGTCTTTTGTAAACTTCACAATCATTTTCAAGTCTCTTGCACTTCTGCTGGAGAGTTTCGCTTTTATTCCAAAGTTTAATCATCTTCTATGTACCCCTCCTCATAAAGTTCGCTGTATAAATTGTTGAATTTGATGACAAGTTCGTTGTAATTTTTGCGCATGTCATCATAATAATCATGCAGCTCTTTATTTTCTTTCTTTAATCTTGCCCAGTCATAAGCGAGTGCTTCATGGGCTTCAGAGAGTGCTTCATGGGCTTCAGAGAGTTCGTCATATTCCTGTTGTAACTTCTCTTCCACCTCGCAGTTTTCAAAAATTTCCTCAACTGCACTTATACAGATATCAATGCCATAATTGAAATTTTCGTCTCTTTTGTCAGCTTCAATACGACATTTTTGATTGTTCAATGTATCAATTATTTTATTTCTTAACTCGATTCTATTTGTCAGATTCATTTTTGATCACCTCGCAATTCTGAAGCACGTCTTCGATTGATGTAGGTTCTAAGTCTTCACAATTAATGAACTCAAATAAGTCATTGAACATACTTAAGCGTGAATTAACGTTTTCTTTGTTTGCCCAAACACGATGCTGCTTATCCTTGAAAGGTTTTTCGAAATATGCACATAAATTTCCATTTTTAAGTCTTACAAGATATTTAAATTCCGTATTTTCTTTAGCCCACTTAAGAATGTAATACTCAATTTTAGTTAATTTGACAGGCTCTTTATACTCTGATAAAAGCCATTTTAATCTCGCCACTGTGCAATTACTTCTTTCTTTGACCATTCCACATTCAAAACAAGGTCTTCCACCACATTGCCAAAAATTGCCTTCTTCACCTTTGCTAAATGTAAAACTTCCAGCACCTCTCTTTTCGATAAACTTTAGCAATTTATCTCTATACTTTTCTCCATTAATAATTTCCTAACACTCCACCTTATCTAAAGCATCTTTAATCAATGTAGGCTCTTCGTCTTCCCATTTGATAAATTTGAAAAGGTTATTGAACGGATCTAACAATCCACAATCCGATCCATTATCACTTCTAGTCCAATAAACATAGCCAATGTTATCATCGGTTTTTTCTTTGCAAGGCTTATTTTCAAAAACACACAAGCAACCATCCTGGTCTCTTGCAATCCATTTAAAATGAGTGCGGTTTGCAAGATAATTCAAAATTGTGATTTCTACAAAAGTATCGCTAAAAGCAAATTTTTCCATTTTTTTTGTCCTCCTTGTTTAACTTTTTGAAAATATAGTCAACACCTTCTTTAATGCTTTCTGTAGCCTTATCTACGTTTTCGTATGTTACGTATTGAGCGACTAGCATCTTATACATTGTTTCTTCAGAAGGAGTAACTGTATATACACCAGCACTGATGCATATAACAATCAGTATTTTTTTGAGTGCTTTGACTGACAGCGTTGCAAGACGAGCAGAACTATTGTCGTAACGACTCTCACTTTTAGCAATTGCACCAACTATCCCCGTACCGCAAAATACCAAGATTGAGACACCAGCAATAAACTGACTGTTTTGTTTTAAAGTGCTTAATACATCAATTAAATAAAAAATCCAAGGATTAATAATTGCCATCTAATCACTCCCAACTCATATACATGCAATCTAGCGGTATTTCTTCTGCTTGTTCTAAAATGCAGTCTTTTATAGAATCCAACACATAAAGTGCGTTAGGCATTCCCTGCCAATTGTTTCCAGGAATTAATCCGGCATAGTCGTAAGGCTTATAACGTAATTCCTTGATTCCTCTATCTAAGTGTTCTATTACATGATCGCATCTGTAATATTCATTAGAGTTAAAATTCCAATTCATGCAGCTTCTAAATAATTTTCCTAAGTTGTAACTAGGAGAAGAATGAAATGGTTCTGCGATTTCTACATATTTACCGCTTCCTTCAATTTTTACATAAATGCCAATGCTATAACTCATATTGATCATCCCACCTTTCTAAGTGCCTACTCACTTCTCTGTCAATCTTGAATCTTTGCCAATCTATGACTTTATCGATATCCAAGTACCCTAGAGAAACCAACTCTGCTATACAGATAAGCACATCAGTAACTTCTTCGTGTAGGTTACTTTGATATAAACCATTAAAGCCATATCTTTTGACTTTAGTGATTGCCTGGATTAACTCAGCACATTCCTCTGTTGCAATGGTGAGTGTTAAATCCTCACCATTGAGATGTGCCACTTTATCCAATTCGAGTATTCTGCTTTGGGGATATCTTAACAATTCACTGACTCTTCCTATTTCCTTAAACATCCTTTAATTTTCCTCTCCTGTAATAAGTTCTGCATTAGGCAGCTTTTCAATCCATTTACAGAAATCTTTCCATTCATCCAACTTGTGATTTCTGCGAGTTTCATAGATATTCAACAGATTTTCGTAATTCATAGTTACCGTTCTCTTTTGGTTGTAAGAAGAAGGCAGTAACTGAATCATCTGCCACCAATTATCCTTACTATGGTCTTGGATATAAAGCTGTCTAAAAAAATTCAAACAACTTATGATATCTTTGAATGGCTTATTGAGCACATCATCATTCAAATGTTCAACGCTGAAATCATCAAGCGTGAACTCCTTGTCATGAATCTTATGCATAGTACTGCATGAGTTCGATACAGTACCCACTTTATAAGTATCAAACTCCTTCCACCAGTAGAGTGGAGCAGTGATATCGACACTCACAAAGATCTGTCTTAAGAATTTTCTATGACTAGGGCCTGCATGAACTAATCTTTTCATTAATTCCTTATCTCTTTTACCTAGTAAAACAAGGTCATAATCAACAAAAGTATCACTCTTATCCCAACTGTTCATAGGGTTTCGCATACCTCTAACAGCGTGCTCAAATCCCCAAATATCTGCATATTTTAAAGTAATCATTTAAGTTTTTCCCCCTTTTAAATTGCTACTGTCAATGCAACATAAAATGCAATGACTGCCACAAGTATTCCGATTGCAGCTCGGTAGTTCTCTAGCTGTTCTTCCTTGTTAGACAGCATCTCTTCTTTATATCTAAGTTTGCCTCTTAAATCATTAATTTCATCGCAATCTCTTTTACGTCGTTTATAGAAACGGCATTCCAATTCGCGGTAATCCTTCATCAAGCCTTCATAATCTTCGTAGATTGCGTTCAATTTTGTAACTTTGCTTTCGATGCTTTCAGCCTGTCTTTGAAGGTCATCTACAGGCGTTGTTATGTACGACATCAATTTCACCTCTTTCGCTTAATTCTATGTATTTGTCTAAGTACCATCTGGCCTTTTTGATATCTTCTAATCCATTCTTGTTAGCGTGACGATATAGATATTTGAATGCATTGCAGATGCAGAAGTTTTTTACTGCTTCTACACCTTGTGTTTCTTCCATTACTTCAATGCACTCAAACTTCCCTGTCTCATAATGAGAAGGGTGGTTCACACAATCATTCATTCGTGTCCTCCTCTAATTTATATATCTTGAATTTATTATTTCCTTTAACTGACAATTTGCTGTAAAAATGGTGCAGAGTTATTCCAAGGTAGTGTGAACATTCTTGAGCATTGCCAACGCAGACGCACATATCATCCACATCATAAATTGCATATTGATTCTTTTTCTTTCTCAATCTCTATGACCTTTTCTATATCTTCTAAGTTTCTTACGACATAGACTCTATGATTGATTGATTTTAGGAATTTGTGGTAATCCTCTTGAACTTTTCTTAATCTGCTACCTTTTTTATCTGTTTTCATTTCTACCCAAAACACCTCTCCATTATTCTTTAGTACTAATAGATCCGGTGTTCCTTCAATGCCTACTTTTATAGGATTTAAAGTCTTTGTATAATAAGTTCCAACAACCATCCTATATGGTGTGAAGCCAGCTTCGGACAGTTCCACCATCACCTTATTTTGAATAATATGTTCTAGCTGCATATTCCCTTCAACCTCATTTGGATATGTACCCATGCGACAGAGTAGCCACGTTCTCTAGCGATTCTCATAAGTTCATCACGACTTCTAGCACGGCCAACTTCCATTCTCATTTCTTTTTTCTTTCTGTTTAATTCTTCGACCTCTTGCTCTTTTACCACTCTCAATTTGACTTCTTCCATCTGTTTTAACTCTCTGCCCTTGACTTCATATTCATATCCGCAGTAAGGACACTTGTCAGCGGTCTTGAATACCTTGAAGCACTGTGGGCATGTACGGATAGAAAATGACCCATCGTCATTTATCATCTTTCTTTTCTTTGCACCGTCCAAGGACCATTCTCTGTCACTTGTTGGCAGACCGTGTCTCTGAAAGTTGCCTACATAATCGATGATTACTGCCTTCTTCCCTTCTTTTGGAGTGAGGCATCTCATTGACTGCTGAATGTACAGAGCAAGTGACATTGTCGGTCTGAGCAGTAAGCAGCACTCGCAGTCCGGAACCGTAATTCCTTCACTGATCAGTCCTACATTGCATAGTATTTTGAATTTGCCCTGTTTGAAATCGTTCATGACTTTTTCACGTTCACTTGATGGTGTGTGACTGTCTAGATGAACAGCGCTCACGCCGTTCGCAATAAACAGGTCTCTAACCTTCTTGCTATGCTCTATAGATACGCAGTAAGCAATGGCCTGCTTGCCATCAGCAAGTTCCTTGTAATACTTGAATATATCGCCGTAGACGCAGTTTTTAGTGAATAGGTCTTGTAGTTCACTTGTACGATAATCACCTCTCACAATCGCCATATCGCTTGTGTCGATACCGATATTAGGCGCATAGTAGTCATAATTGCTGATTGCTCCTCGTTCCATTAATTCGTTGGCTGTTATCCCCTGCACAATACAGTCAAACAGTGATAATCTGTCACCGTTCAATCGTGTAGGAGTTGCAGTGAATCCAACCACAAGGACCTTGTAATGATTGCATACCTTCTTATAGCTGCTCGCCTCGCTCAGATGACATTCATCAATGAAAATGACCGATGGTTTTTCACGTTCGTCTAAATGATTGGCTTCTGTAAAGACACTCGCAACTCTAGCATTTGTTATACTTAACTCATTAAGCAATGCTTTGTGCTGCTTCATCAGTTCTTTTCTATGAACAAGTACCAAGCCATAATATTTTAGGTTTTTTATCATTTCAGCCATAAGAAACGACTTGCCACTTCGGCAAGGCATCTGAATAAGTATTCCTCTCTTGCCTTGCCTAATGGCTTCTACCGTTTTCATGTATAGGTCTTCTTGATAATCCCTTAACATAATCCTTTAGAATTGGACATCGTCGATTGATGGTGGTGTTAATGACTTTGGCTTTGTATTGCTAGATTGTGCATCGCCAGGTTCTTGCCATGCTGGCAAGTTCATTGCCTGTTTCTTACTTAAGAAATAGTGAACACCTGTGCGGTCACCTCCGTACTGATCTTTTTCTTTTCTTGTCTTTAATGCACCGACTTTACCGACCCACTGACTCGCTTCCATATTCCCTCTAGGAATATCAAAACTGTCATAGATAGACTGTAATTTCTGGTTTACGATTGATGCATGAGATGCATCAAAAACAAGGTTGTAGAATAGTTTCTGATTATGACCACTGATATCAAGCATCAGACTGATCATCGGCTTCCCTGTTGATGTTGTTGTTTCTTCTGCCGTGTTGATACGACATCTGTACATACCTTGAGGCAACTCAATAAACTCGTTTTCTACCTCTTCAAATCCCCAATTAATTGCCATTATTTATTTCCTCCTGTACTGAATAAATCTTCTTGTCTGCACGCTTTTCTATCGTCGTGCTGATTTTTTGCATAAACATTCTTTGTTGAAAGAAGTCTGATTACTCTTTCACCTGTAGATGTGATTTCTAGATGACCAACCACATCGCATAGACCACATACGTTATCCCTGGCACTCTTCTGAATTCTAGGCATGAATGATGTATACTGTTCTCCTGTTGGTGAAGTGACATCCACTAATTCTTGCCATGCTGTTAATAGAATTCTCTTCTGTAATGTTTTTAGGTTTCTGATGATTCTTGCTAAACCAAACTGAAATTTCTGATAATCGCCTTGTGAAGGAACTCCGTCATTTCTTCCAAGCTGGCCATAATAAGATAGGATGCAGCTCTGTAATTCGCTCACGTTATCGATTGCGATATTGTCATATTTATCCGTATTGCTTGCTAACCACGCAAGCGCTTCGTTCATGCTGTTTACAATATCGTCTACATCGATATCTACAATTAGAATCCCTTTAGCATTAGGACTGTTCTTTAAGACACCACTTGTCTTATCGATATCTAAGACAACTGTCTTGCCTGGCAGTTTTCCGATCGTTGTAGTTTTTCCATCACCTGGTTTTGCATAAAGCAGACAGGTGAACGCTTCTTTTTCGATGTTATCTGCTGTGTACGTTTTTAAAGCCATTTCTTTTTACCTCCGTTTTCGTTTAATTCTTCGTTTGTTGATGACTTCTTTTCGAAGTCAACTAATGTTTCAGCATCTCCGTTATAGTTGCTGCAGATGCCCGAGAAAGGACAACCAAGAATAGAACACGCTCTATCATTTCTGTAGAAGAACTTCTCTCTGTCACATCTTCTGATTTCTTTAGCCATGGCAACTAGATTTTTTCTCTGTCCTTCCAGTTCTTCCTTTGTACGACTTACAGTGAATACTCTGATCTTTCTTTCTGTATCTTCGTCATACCATGCTTCACAACGTTCAATGTATTCATCTAATGTCTCTGTCTTCTTTAGACGAATTGTTGGCTTAGTGATGACTGTGTAAGTGACTGGTCTAGTTTCTTCCTTAGCAATCAGATAATTACTTACCTGGTCGTTCATGAAATCAACCTTGTACATATACTCGTCGGTAATGTAGTTGCCGGTTGTTTTATGTTCGATAAGTCCATCGACAGACACTGCATCAATCTTTCCTTTTAGATAGATTCCTCTCGCTAGTCGATATCTGAATTCCTGTTCAACATCGACAATCTCCGGCAACTGAGGAAGAATATACTTGATGAATGCTCTTGCCATCGCATCTGTATAATCGTGACTTTCAGTGAATGAGCCTGTAGTAAGGATTTCTTCTACCTTTGCATGATAGCTGCTCCCTATCACTAATGCCTCGTTCTCTTTCTTAGGTTTAAGCAGTTCTCTGTATTCAAACCAATATCTTCTTCTACAGTCCTTGAAATTATTGATTTGACTTGTTGTGACTTCGTAAATCATTTTGTCTACCCCTTTCTTCTTGCTTACTCGTAAGCACCTAGAGCCGTGGGATGGATTTTGGAAAATGATAGGAGAAATGACAAATGCAACAGTCTTGCTCCCACGGCCGTAGATGCTTACGAATCTACTTTTTTATTTATTTGTGTATTTCTTAAACAATGCTTCTATGACCTCATCTGTTGGACTCATATTCCACTCGGTCATATAAGATATAAATGCCTTCCTAGGTATGTGGACCGTTCTTCGTCCATTCTCTCCTTCTACAACAGAGCCAGGCATAACACCCTGTTGGATTGCATTGATGATGAACTCTCTGCTCTTGTGAGTGAGTTCCATCGCTTCACTGACACTCATGTTCCATTCATCCATTGAGGTCTCCTTTCTTATCGTACGTTATTTACGTACTCTTGCGTAAAAAAATAATTAGAATTCTACATCGTCATAAAACACTTTACGTGTAGGGTTCTTTTCATTGTAGTAATTCAATAAATTATTGAATGCTCCTAATTCCATCTTTGCAGGTTTTTTCTCCCATTTAAGATATGTAGGTACTGAACATCCACACAATTCACTTGCACCTTCTGCAGTTAAATCAGCGCCAATTCTAATTTGCTTGATTGTTAGCATTTATTTCACTTCCTTTCTTGCCGTCCGTATTTAACGGACTCTATGGCTATATAATACAGCCAGGTTCGTGCGTTGTCAACAATCTTTTTTAATGTTTTTTATTTATTTTTACTATTCGTAAAATTATTTTATTTTTATAAAACGATTGTTGATAACGGAATTAAATGTTAAAATAACGATGTAGAAAGAGAGGTGATATTTATGAAAGATGATTATTATAAAATTGTTGGCTCGTTCTTTAAGTTAAAAAGAGAACGTAAAGGTGTGTCGATAAATGACACTGCTTCAGCAATGGGGCATGCAAAAAGTTGGTATTATGATATTGAAATAGGCAGAAACCGAATCTGCCTAAAAGAATGTTTTGAAATATGTGAGTATTTAGATACTAACATGAACGAATTACAAGAATATGTAAATAAGCACTACTACAATAAAAAATAAGAAAAATAAATATTTTAATAAAAAAAGCACCCTAGCGGCAACTAGGGTGCAAGACTTGTAAAAGAAACTGATTGTCCAAAGTCCTTCTACGTGTTCAATTATATCACGATTGACACGTTCAAGGCAAAAACAAATAGAAAGGACGTGCCACATTATGGCTAGAAAGACTAGATTTGGACGCAGACCAAACAATACCGGAACTGTAGTTAAACTATCGGGTAAACGAAGAACTCCCTTCTGCGCTCGTGTAATGAGTGATGAAAGAGATATAATGACAGGTAAGAAAAAACAGATATGTATTGGAACGTTTGCAACTCGTGAAGAAGCATTGAATGCCTTATCTCTTTACTCATTGCAGAGATCCAATAGTATAACGAATAAAGAAGCAAGAAACCTTGCCCCTAATCTGTTTGATGAAATTCAAAGAAAGACTCAAAAACGTGTACCGACTTTCAAAGAAATTTATGATATTCTTTACGAAGAAGAAATTTCAAAACTTTCAAAATCAGCACGTGACGGATATAATTCTTGGATTAAAAAATTCAAACTTTTACACGATAGACGAATAGACACTATCTCTTTGATGGATCTCCAAGAAATTTTTGATAACAAGGAAGTTGGTAATAGCCTACACGTGCACATGAAGGTGCTATGTTCTAAAATTTTTAAGTATGCAGTGATTCATCAATACATAAAGCGTGACGATGATTACACATCATATATTAGAGTGGCAGAGTACAAAGAATCGGAAAAACATTATCCGTTCACAATAGAGGAAATAAAGAAATTAAAGGCGCTTGACACTTCAGAAGCGCACATCGTGCTTATTTATATATATACAGGTTGTCGAGCATCTGAACTGATTAAGATAGACAGAAGCAATATACATATAGACGAATATTGCAACGATGACGGCTCCGAAATGTACATAAGTTATATTGTCACTGGCTCAAAAACCGAGGCTGGAAAGAATCGAGTAATACCGATACATAACGATATCAAACAGTATGTAATTGACGAATTATTAAGAGACGGCAAAAGGCTTATTGATTCATGCTATGGCAATATTGCGAATAAATCAGTATTGCCAAAGATTAACGATATATTAGATACAAAGCATACTATGCATGATACTAGAGTGACTTTTGCAACATTGTGTCAGATGAACCATATTGATATTTACGTTAGAAAAAAAGTTTTGGGTCACAAGATGAACGACATCACTTTTGATGTCTACACTAATGAATCTAAGAATATACTTTACAAAGAAATCAATAAGATTAAAATATAAACGAACAGCGCTATAAGTACTCTAAGTGAGCATAACTGCGAAAGCCACTCTAAGGGGTGGCTTTTCTTGTTACTGATTTGTTACTAATTAAGCACTTTTAACTACTTTTCACCGCTAAAAAATGGCTTAAAATCAAGGTTTTTTGATTTAAATTTATTCATCAT